ATCTGGAGCAGAGAAACTATGGATAGGCAAATACGAAAATGGGTTGCATTACGAAGGTAAAATGACAGATGTAAAAATATTTGATACTACTCTTACAGAAGCACAAGTACAAGAACTTTACAAGAAACCAGAAAACACACCAAGTGCAGTACAGGATAACCTTGTAGCTTGGTATCCTATGATTGAGGGTGGAAAGCCAGAGAGTCCACAATCAATAGTATATGACCATAGTGAGAAGAAGTTGGGTAGTGAATTTTTTAATACTACCTATTCATCGAATACAGGTAGTTGGACAAAATATGATAACAATGGATTAGAAAATGATAACGGAGCAATAAAAGTAACTTATGTAGATAATGCAAATGGTGCGTATTTATATCTAAATAACACAGATGATTTTGACCGCAATACAGATAGCACAGCATTATATAAGTTTACTTTTGAAGCAAAGGTGAATACAGGAACTGTAAAGTTAGCTATTGATGAAAGTGGAGAAAAATCAGCTTTAGACATAACAAATACAGAATTTGAATCACATACAATGTACGTTACAGGTATTGGAGGTGGATTATTAAGACAAAAAAATATGGGTTCTGGGCAAATATTTTTTATTAAAAATTTATCTTTCAAAGAAGTCCTCATGGGTAACCACGCTACTACAAATTTCTTTGGGGATGAGTTAATTACTAATGGAGATTTTTCAAGTGCTACAGGATGGACAGATGCAAGTAATATAATTTCTAATGATGTTGCTCATTTTAACACTACAGGTACTTTGCAATATATAGAACAAGCAAATAAAGCAGTAGTTGGGAAAACATATCAATTAAAATACGATATAACTGAATATACAAGTGGTACAATAAAAACATATCATAGCCCAACTGTTACATTAAGCACATCAGTTGCAAGTCATACTACAACTTTTGTTGCAGAACATACTAATTTTGGTTTAAAAAGAGGTTCTGGTAGTGGAACTACTAATATTAAAATAGATAATGTATCTCTCAAAGAAGTAGGAGTATCCTCATCTGGATTTGAGACTGCTGTAAATGAACCTGTAGTTCCACAAGTACCATTGATGAAATATAATCAGAAGATGTATTTTGGAGCAAATCACTTATTAAATCAATATGTTAGTACAGGACAAGCATTTAATTTTGGTAAAAAAGTAACAATATCAGTATGGTTAGTGCCAGATGAAATTATAAGTGAAAGCAGGACAGGAATTATTGGTGGTCGTTATTATCAAGACGGAGATTTTCATTTAGGATTGCATAGCAATACAAGGCAAATAATGTTTAGCCCAAGAGCAGGAAATGGTGGTCAATGGAATTTAAGTGCAGACCAATGGGATATAGGTAAATTAGTTCATTTATGTTTAGTGTATGATACTTCAGAACAGGGAAATAGTGGTCAAGATTCTGCTAAACTATATGTTAATAGTATTTTGCAAACTTCTCCTGTTGCTGGTAGTGGAGGAACAGTTGATTTAGAAACTACTGGATTAAGTATTGGTCACACAAATCAAATGGAGTATCATGGTTTTCTTGATGAGGCAAGTATATTTAATTCTGCATTTAATCAAACTCAAGTCCAAGAACTATTCAACGATGGTATCGCATTAGATGCTACTACACATAGTCAATTTATAGACACAACTGATTTATTAGGTGGTAGTTATGATTTTACAGATACAACTCAATGGAATCAAGTTTCTAACGCAACAAGAACATCTGCGACCTCAATAACTGCAACAGCAGATAATGGCACTATAAGGACTTTGACTGGCTCTTTTGAAAACGATACAAGATTATATAAAATAAGTATTCAAGGTTCAGTAACTACAGGAAATATCGATTTAAAGTCATGGGGTGGGCAAGAAACTTATAAAACAGGAATTACAGGAACATTTAATGAAACTGTTTATGCTAATACATCTTATGGTGGTTTAATGATTGCACTTACTGCAAATACTGCTGTAGCTACTATAACAAATTTAAAAATTGAAAGACAATATTTATTAGGATATTGGCGAAATGATGGTGTAACTACATGGACTGATAGAAGTGGCGTTGGCAACAATGGCACAGTACAAGGCTCACCAGATTCTATAACAATCAGAGAAGGACTTAACTCAAACAGAGATGGACTTGGGTTTTACTTTACTAATCCAAGTAGCAATGTGTTAAGGTTAAATGGTGTTGATGAGTATTTAGAAATACCAGACAATAAAGTGTTTAGCTTTGGAGATAGTAATGGTGATTTACCATTTAGTATTGAGGCTTGGTTAAAACCTAACGATGTTACAGGATTTCCAATAATATCAAAAGGAATATACAATACAAGTGCAGAGTATATATTATGGATAAACTTAAGTAATAAATTATCATTTGAATTATACGATGAAAGCGTAAGCAATAATTATATATTAGCTAATTACAATTCCTCTTTAGCGAGTTATGAAGGTTCTTGGTTTCATGTGTGTGCTACTTATGATGGAAGAGGTGGTTCAAGTGCAAACGCAGGAATAAAATTATATATTAATGGAAGCAATGTTGCAACTACTCTTGACAACTCGGGAACTTATGTTTCTATGGAAAACCTTAGTGCAAATGTTCATGTAGGTAGATATGATAATTATTATGCAGATGGTATGATTGATGAGCTAAGAGTCTACAATAAAGAACTATCATTAGCTGAAATTCAGAAAAACTATAAACACCAAAAAGGTAAACACAAAAATGACTAATACATATTTAATATTAACAAAAGCAAAGTGGGAGTCAGCATTACCTGCTAAACTTAAAAAAGCTGATAGATTATCTTGGAATGAATACACATATCGAGATGAAGAGCGTAGTGCTACAAGGATGGTAGATAAATATGATTACTACCCATCAGATGATAACACAAAAGCAGAGATAAAGGCGTATATGGACGATTGTGACGTAGATTATTCATCAAGTGATACCAAAGCTGAGTTATTAGAAAAACTCAACGCAGAGCCTCATTCTGTACCGCAAGAAGAAGAAAGTTATACGTACACAGAGCAGGTGGTAAATACTACTACATTGCAATCTCCAACTTGGAAAGAGTCAGCATTTAAGTTAGGCAAACTTGGAAGTCCAAGATGGAATAACGATGGTAGTAAAGTATTAGTTAAATATGAATTACCTATAGCAGATGGAACATTAGATGCAGTAAAAGGCACAAGTGGTATTACTGCTTTATCACATAGTGAAGCTATAGCTGAAATGCAAAAGGATGAGTGGTCTAGTGAGTGAAGACATTAAAGACATTATTAAGGTTTTGGCCTTTGTAATACTTGTACTTGGCGGCATCATACTTACTATATGAGCGATGAAAAAACGTACAGGAGTTATGGGGTCACTAAACTTGACGATAATTATCGGATTAGTCTTAACATCAAGTGGCTTGGCCAAATTATTGCTGGAGTTATTTTCATTAGTCTGGGTTACGTACGTATTGAGAACAGAATTGGAGACCTTGAACGAAGAATGGAACTTGCTAATTCCAGCATTGAAGAGCTTGTAGAAAAGCATATTGAAGAAGAAGAAGTAAAGATAACACAAATGCAAGAACAATTAAAATGGTACGAAGAAGAATTAAACTTAAATCCCTTGTCGTGGGGAAAGAAAAAAAGGAAGAGAAAGTAATCTTAACTGAAGATGACTTTAATCATAATTACTTTATTAACCGGGAACTGCGGAGAGTACGATGACCCCGAATCATTGTGCTGACTGTGAAAAACCAATTCATGAATTAGATAGTTGGTTGTGTGATGAATGTAAGGAAAAAGAATAATGGATTTTCTAGCGATTTACAGCGAAGCGGGTATGATAGGTGTCGTAGGGGCTTTGCTAGTGTATATGGTTTACTCTATGAACAAAAGAGGGTCTGCGCAGGCAGAAAGTTTAAACGACCTAAAAACGGAGAACAGGGGCCAGAGTGAAACCCTTGAGAATACTGAAGGTATGTTAATAAAACTTATAGACAGATGGAATAAAACTGACGAAAGAACTGATAGAAAATTTGATGATTTAACTAGACAGATAAATGATTTAGATAATCAGGTATCAGAAATAAAAGGAAGTTTGAGTAGAGTAAATGGCAAACACTAAAATAAAAAAAGTAAGTTGGATGTATGGCGGTAAAAAATATTATGGAGATTATTTACGTGAAGACAGTAAATATATTTATGCTCGCACACACAACAACAAAATTAAAAAGATTGTGAAGAAGAAGTAATGAGTTATAAAACACCAGCATGGCAGCGAAAAGAAGGCAAATCCAAATCAGGTGGTTTAAACGCTGCTGGTGTTGCTAGTTATAGAAAGGCCAATCCCGGTTCCAAGTTAAAAACTGCTGTAACAACAAAGCCCTCAAAACTAAAGAAAGGAAGCAAAGCTTACCATAGGCGTAAAGCTTTTTGTAAAAGAATGAGCGGCATGAAGAAAAAATTAACAAGTAGTAAAACTGCTAATGACCCAAATAGTAGAATAAACAAAGCCCTTAGAAAGTGGAACTGTTAGATGAAGTTGAATACAAATATATCCATAGAAAATATAATTACAATTATTGCTTTAGTATGCTCGATGATTTTAGCGTTTGGATTCATGCAATATGATATAGATGCTATAAAAAGAGACATGGAGCTGAAAGCAAGTAAAAGAGATGTGGTTGCTGATAGAGAGCTAATCACATATAAACTAGATATGATGATGGAGGACATCGCTGAAATAAAACAGATACTCAAGGAGAAACAATAATGGAATGGTTATCACTTAGTAATGCCGCATACATGCTAGTTATTATACTAGGAGCTGTAGGAACAATGGCCGCAGTTAAGTATAAGCCTTTAATAAAAGAGGTTAAAGAAGTAGCACAGAAATATCATGATGCGAAGAAAGATGGCTCTATTAGTAAATCTGAGCAGCAACAAATAGCAAAAGAATGTATGGATGTTATTGTTGCAATCGGAAAATTAGTTTGGAAGTTTTAAGTGCCTAGGTTTGGCAAACGAAGCAAAGAACGTTTAAACGGTGTAGACAGTCGTTTAATCAATGTATTAAATGAAGTGGTGAAATACTTTGATATTACTGTCATTGAAGGTTTGCGTTCTGAGAAAAGACAAAATGAATTGTTGGCGCAAGGAAAATCAAAGACCAAATTTAGTAAGCACTTAGAGGGTAAGGCTGTAGATATTGCACCTTACCCGATAGATTGGAAAGCGAGGGACGACTTCCATTATCTCGGTGGCTTTGTATTAGGCATAGCTGCAAAAATGGGAGTCAACGTTCGCTGGGGAGGTGACTGGTCATCCCCAAGCTTAGATAAAGATGTCATGCGAGGCGCAGAACAACGCACCACAAAAGATAACGGGTTTGACGACCTTGTTCATTTTGAATTAATAGATTAATTTACGTAGTTACGTAACACCTTAAAGCCGGGTTCTTGATTGTTTGTCCTTTCTCCCCGGCTTTTTTGTATCCCAAATCTGACACAATTTTTAAAAAGATTCTCTTGCGGAACTGCCCTTACAAGGCAGATGTCGGGAGTTCGAATCTCTCAACGCCCACTCCTCGAGAGCCCCTGTTTATTGACGGGGGCTTTTGTGTTTTTGGGGGGTTCTGATTGTACTTCATTGTCCTTCAAAATATCGCATAAATAGCCATTACCTGACTCAAATCTGACACAATGGTTAAACGAGTTTATCAATATATTGCTTCTGTAGTTTAAGTCCGCCATGAGCATACTTACTTGCCATCTTACTTGTTGAATGCCCAGTAAGGTTTTTAATATCTTCGAGCCCTAACCCAAGTTCTTGTAGGTTGGTTGTGAAGGAATGTCTCAAACTATGTAAGTTCCATTTTTTTAATGGGTATCCCATTCCTTCTAATTTTTTTTGTAATAACTCTCTTGATTTATCTCTGTCTCCTTTATGTATATATATCTCATATATCTCATTACCATACTCTATTAGTTTAGGATGTAAATAAATACCAACATCTCTATCTGTCTTTTTCTGATTAACAACACCATTTTCTACATCTTCTTTTTTTAAAGTACCAGCATCAACAGCTCTTAAACCTGTATAATATAAAATGTTCCAAAATATCCTATCTCTTCTTGGGATGTTTAAACGCATTAACTTTTCCCAAACGTCCTTAGGTATATTTTCTCCATCCTTACTCTTTACATCTCCTATTGTTGCGGCTATCGTAGGATTACTGGATATATATGTGTTATTGTGGGCATACTCGAACATCTTTTTAATAATAGATAGCTCTTTTTTAACGGTAGTGCCAGCAACAACAGAGAGCCTATTATTAATGTATTTATTAATATCAATAAGCCTCACGTTCTTTATTTGTTTTGTGCCCATATATTCTATTAAGTGATTCATTACTATTTTAACCCTGTCAGCCCATGCTTTTGTTTTCTTAGGAAGTATTTCTAAATTATAATATTCTTTATACAATTCCGCTACGTTTAAACTACTTGTTGCTATTCCGTTTTCTTGGAGCATTATTTCGGTGTATAATGCCGCTCCTAACTTTTCTGCTATTTTTTTATTGGTAGTCTTTAAAGACTTTCTGACCCTATTGCCTTTTTCGTTGCTACCATATATAAAATAATAATAACCATTACTTCTTTTTGTAATCATAGTTTGTCCTTTCTATTTAATTACTGTTTAATTATTCAGACAACCACCTAATATGTGCAGTGCCAGTTCCTTTTACCCAGTTTACTCTATATTCAACATTTGCTTTAAATATTGTACCATTTTTATGAGTATATAAAACTGGTATTTCAGCTACAAGCATCGTTGTATTCATTTTAATGGCTTTATATGCTCTCATAAAATTATCCATTATGCCAAGCATTTCTTCTTTTTGCTTTTGAGTCCTTAATTGATGAATATTGTGGTCTTTATAGTCCACCATTTCATCTATTTGTAAAAAATTAATTATTTGTGCTTCAGTATAACCTAATTTTTTAGCCATTGTTGGTATATAACTACTATCTTGAGAAAGATATTTTACTTTTACCCCGAAATTTTTTATTGACCAACTAAATTTCACTTCAAAAGAAAATACAATATCAGATTGTATACCATCATATACAGATTCATCTTCTTTGATTTTACTTTCTAATTGTTCTATCTTTTCTTTTTGCAATTCTATTAAATAGTCTTTTTGATTATTGCTTATTGCTGCACTCTCTATCACTTCATTTGTCCTTTCTTCTTTTTTGTCTAAAACTTCAAACCTTCTTTTGACCATCTCTGGTACTTCAGTTCTCCCTGATTCATAGTTAGCAACTGTGTTTCTATGTATACTTAAAATCTTTGCAAATTGGCCCTGAGTATATCCATTTCTTAAACGATAGGCTCTCAATATTTCTTGCATTTCCATAAAATCCTCCAATTTTATCTTGCACAATATAGTACATTTATGTTTATATTTGCACATCAATTATGATTCAAATACTAATTAAACCATAAAGATACATAAAGGTACAATGAAAAACATTTTTAATCAAGAAGAAATATATAGCCCTAAAGAAGCTGCTGAAATACTTAAAGTAAGTAAGGCCGCTATCTTAGAAGACATTCATACAAAAAGAATAAAGAATGTAATTAAGCGTGGCTATCGCACCTTTCGCATACCGGGTGATTCTCTTAATGCTTATTGGAATAGCCAGAGAATTTCCTAAAAATAATTGGAGGGCCGCATCCCCAATCTCTCTACCTATAGCGTGGCCTTCTGTTCAGCTGCTGAGGTTTCTTATTCCTCCTTTCTTGACCTCAGCGGCAAGCTTTAATAACTATCAGGAGAAACAATGAATAAAACACCTATTATGTGTAAGATGGTAAGTAGTGGAGGGAATAGATACTACGTGCCTATCAATACAAACTATGTTCAAGAGGAATATAAATTGGATGACCTTTACCCATGGAAAAAGTTATCCACTACCAGCTTTTTAAATATCTTAAATAAACCGGGGCTTACTGCATGGAAGCAAAACAAAGGTTGGCTTGCTGGGCCAGAAGGTAAAACAGCTGCACTCAAAGGCACAATTACGCACATTGGTGTAGATAGAATGCACTATGGTGCACCAGTTAATAAAGAGTGGATAATGATGAAGATTAATAAAAGTAGGTTCACGATGTGGCAGCTTTTTTATGACTCAGCAGATTCTCTTTGTTATGACATACAAAAGCATTTAGCTGGGTATGTGGCATTTTGTGAAGAAAAACAACCTGAGATACTTGCTAGTGAAATTATGTTGTGGCACCCTAATTATCTATGGGCTGGGACAGGTGATTTATTTGCAAGCTTTAAAACACGTAAAAATAATAAGAATAGAGTTAATTGTTACATAGACCTAAAGACAGGCAAACCTAACCCTGAGCACGCCATTCAAGGGGTTGCCTATGCTATGTTGTGGAACGCTCACTTTCCTGAGCAACAAATCACGCATATAGGAAACGTATATACAAACGATGGATGGTTGAAAGACCCCACATACAAATTAACAGTAAAGCCAATCACAGATGAATTACGTGATGAGTGGATGGCCATTGTAAATCTTTATGAAAAACAAAAGGGGAAGAATTGGCAGCCTAGAAAACAGCCTGAAGTCCCCGAAGATTTTTCAATATCATATCTTAAACAACAGAAAAGGAGTGCATAGCTATGGCACAACAGTACGAAGTAAAGCCTGAAACAGGCAGTCTCTTTAAAAATAAAGAGAAGAGTAAACCAACAGCACCAGACCTAACAGGAAACTGTAAAGTGGGTGGCAAGGAGTGGCGTGTAGCCGCTTGGATGAATGAGTCAAAGAAAGGTGTTAAATACTATTCTTTGAAGTTCAGTGAGCCACAGGCTGGTGATTCAGCACCAAAGGATGATGATTTACCATTCTAATTGGTGGATTACTCTGGGAGCAAAGCATGGCAGAAATGTGCAAAGAGTTACGCTTTAGCACAACTGGATTATCCTGATGGTATTGGTATCCCTACTACGCTCCACATTAAACGTAACTACTTGGGGGGCACTGATTTACGTCATGTGCCTCCTGAGAAATTCAGAAAATTACTTAACAAATTTAGACATTATTATATACAAATGAGGAAGAGTCGTGGAGATTGAATTGACAGAAGAACAAGTAGATTGGATTTTAGATGGTCTCAGGGCTGATGGATTTGCTGACAGCAGATTTGATATAAACCTTGCCGAGGGCAAGCATAACGAAAACAAACTTTTAAAAACATTACAATTAGATACTATTGAAGTCAAGACAGATTATGGAGCTACAAACACTGGAAATGTATTTGTGGAATATATGTATAAAGATAAGCCAAGTGGAATATCTGTTACCGAAGCCAGTCATTACGCTATTGTTATACCAGATAAGTCAAATAGTAAAAACGTTACAATATTAATTGAAACAAAAGTATTAAAGGAAATCATCAGAGACAAAGAAGATAGGATGGGCGGAGATGATAATCAAAGCAAGGGGAAGCTAATTAAGGTAGAGGAATTGGTTAATTGGATATAAAGGAACCATATTTTTTGTTAGCTAGAAAATTAGAAGAGCATTGGTTATGGCAAGAAAAGCCATTTAGCAGGGGTCAGGCTTGGGTTGATTTAATCATGCAGGCAGCATTTAAAGACCATGAAACTGTATGGAAGAATCAAGTCATTAATGTAAAACGTGGACAGGTTCCAAAGAGTTACAGGCAGCTAGGTACTCGCTGGGGGTGGGACAAGAATAAAGTAGGACGATTTCTTACCCTTCTCAAAAAGCGTGGCATGTGTGGGACAGATTTGGGACAGGGATTCACGCTCATAAGTATCTATAATTACGAGACTTACCAGCTATCACCAAAGGGTGAGTGGGACAGCAACGCACCAGTAAACGGGACGCAGGCGGGACACAGGCGGGACAAACAGAATAAAAGTAATAAAAGTAATAAAAGTAATAATACTATATATGCAAAAAAAACAAATACAAAAAAAGCGTACAAAGGATTAAGTGATGAGTTTCTTAATAAGTGTAAAGCTAATCCTGAATTTGCCCATATTGATGTAGACCTTATCTACAGAACTTTTACAGACTATTGTAAACAAAAGGGGGGAAGACCTTATGCAGATTACGAGGCTGCATTTAGAAACTTTCTCCGTAGAGATAAACAGTTTAAACGCCCTAAAGATGAAAGGAGGTTAAGTAATGTCCCAAAATCAAACGCTAAGTATAGCAGAGGCGGAAAATTACTTGAATAAGCTTATAGACTTTTCAGCTTGTAATCTAACACAAGAGCAAACGGACACGTGGATTGAGCTCTTGGGTCAATATAATGATGAAGTTGTTAAAAAAGGTATGGTAGAAATAATATATATCACTGAACAACCTAATGGCCAGATGAAAGGTAGACTACCGAGATTGGATAAGGTCAGGAATATTTTGAGTGAGATACGCAGAGAAAGTAACAGTCAGGTACGCAGTGCCTTTATAGACTCATTGGAAGATGATGAGGAATACTTAACAAACGAACAGCAAAAAGAATTAACAGGATTAATGCAAAGGGGGTTTAGTGCTATACAAAAGAAAGAAATCAATGTTGACCAATATTATGACAGGCTTGCAGTCTTTTGGGACAAGATTAATGAAAAAGAATTTGCAGCAGAAAATAGAAGAATTGCAGCTAACTACAGAATCAATCCAGACTTTGAACCCACTTATGAAGAAGTGTAGTCACGATAATCTATACTATCAACCGTATGAACCTGAGAATAATGCACCTGAATCTCTTACATGCGAAGATTGTGGAATTGATATGAATGAGCCTGAACCAGATTGGAGCGTTTAAACATGGCAAGTAAATCGAAAACAAAAGGAAATACATACGAAAGAGAACTTGTTGATTATTTTAAACAGAGAGGCTATGAAACAAAAAGAGCATGGGGTAGTGATGGTAGAAGTATGGGTATGGAAGAGGATGTAGATGGTTACTTTATTAAAGATAATGTGATGTGGAAGTTTCAAGCGAAACGCAGAAAGGCGATACCAAAATGGATTGACCCCGGTAATTCTGACATGACCATTATGAGAGCAGACAGGGGTGAGAGTTATATAGTTATGAAGCTTAGTACATGGGATGATAATCATCCTCTAGGAGCTGGTTTTAAACATAAGGATACAAAAAAGAATGGATAAAATATTGAACTGGGCCAGTAAGTATGGCATCATAAAAGAGCGTTTAAACAAGGCAGATTATTTAATACAAGAATATCATGATTGGTTTGCTGGGTTTGTAAGACAAATCATGGGCGACATAGTAAAGCTTGAACAACGCAAGATGGGTAATACCCGTTTTATAGCTAATACAGAAAGCTATGCTTATACCGCTTTAAAAAGAATTGCAGAACTTGAAAAAGAATTAAAAGAATACCACAAACTAAAAGGAAAGGACAAATCATGAACCCAAAGAAAGTAGAATACAATGAGGCGGATACAAGTATGACGTATGCAGCCTCTGTTTTAAAAGCAAATAGCGGTCATCCTGAATATACAAATGATATACGGGAAGAAATGCAAGACAAATATCCTGAAACAATAGCATCTTTTAAAGATGTTACGCAGCTCATGTTAGAGCTTTTTTCAGTTAAGCAGTCTTGTTATGGCCCCGGTAATATCAGCATGGGTGGAAATAAAGAGTTGGCCTTGCTTGCTCTTTCCATCAGGATGAATGATAAAGTGCAGCGTCTTCTAAACATACTCCACAACAGGGATGGTGAGAACCCTATGGAAAACAGTGAATCCATTGAAGATACATTCATGGATTTAGCTGTTTATGGTGTTATTGCTATGACCGTATTTAAAGATAAGTGGGGTAAATAATGCACATCATAGATTGGATATTAGAAAAGCAGTCAAGGTTACATAAGGTAAGGACAGTAAAGTTTAGAGCTAAGCGGAATGCGGACGAACTTATCAAATATTGTAAGCCTTGCAATAGGACATGGGAGCATGTTAGGCCCGGAAATAATGTAAAGTCTATTGCTCGATATGAGAATCTTCCAACCTATGGAAAGAAAAAAGAGCTTTGCCCAAGATGTAAGGAAGATGAAGTTAGTAATTAACATTAAGGACGAAGAGACTTTAAGACGAATCCAAACGAAAATATGGCGCATCTGTCAGCAAAATAATTGTCAGGTGCGCCTTCAACAGCTTCCAAATGAATCAAAAAGACTTAACCCATACCAAGGAATAAACCTAGATGAAGACTAAATCAAAAAGTAATCCGAACATGAGACAGACCACGATTGAATCTGTTTATAGACATTTAATAAAAAAATACAGGAATAAGGGTATTCCTACGGATATACTTGAAAATAGATTATATCAATTACTCACTAAAAGAGATTAACTCTTTTTAAGCTTGTCTTTGATTGCTAACCCTACCCACTTTTGCAAAGATATACCGCTTTTTAATGCGGCAATCTTTGCGCTAGTGTGTTCTTCCGGTGTTATTTCAACTTTTATAAATACTGGTTTCATAGCGTTTAAACGTCTTTAGTATAAATCTAAATAATCTTTATACCAACGCCTTCCTTTCTTTTGGTTGTTCTTTGCCTCCTCAAACGCAATACTTAACGTTTGTTGGCCTTCATACGGAACAAAAATAACTTCATTGATACCTAGTTCCGGTCTTTCGATTGGTATGGCTATAAAGTCCGCATTTACGTTTTTATCATTTAAATAAATAATAATAGAAGTTTCTGAATTACCTGACGTAGTATGGAACTTTACTTGTAGTTTTCTTAATATTCCATCTCTCTCGGCTATCATATCGCAGCCATCAATATCTATTAATGGTTGGTAAACTGTCCAGCCTTCTTGTATTATTTTCATGATTGTCCGGAGCTCTCCGATGGCTCCCTGTGTTGTGGTGCAGTGTTTGTTTGGCATGTGGTTTGTCCTTTTCTACTTTTCACTGTGTTTGTCCTTTACTTGTTTAGACCGTTTAAACAGTCTCTTTAATTTACTAATGCAATGTCAATTTGTTTTTTATAACTCTTGGTTCTTCGGTTATAGTATATTTAGTTAAAACCCACTCTATACACTTATTTAATAGGTTTTCGTAAAGCATTTGTTCTTCTCCGTCATACGCATAATTATAATGCTTTTCAGGGTCTTTTATTAATTGAATAACTTTGTCTAAATCATCTGTGATATTTGGTACTGTATATCTTATAGCACTTAATTGGCTCGCCCAATGGTCGTTAGATATTCTTGGATTTGATAGAACGGTTCCATCTCCTCCGCACCACATACATTCATCTGAATCTTCAAAACAGTCTTCATTGTGACAAGGTTTATTTACTTTATGAGCTATATTGCAGTTACCATTATTATAATAATCATAGGTAATATTTGTTACCGCTCTCAATACTTCCCCTTCTTTAGTTTTTGCCTTTCCTTCATGGGGTACTAAGGCCTCCATTAAAATATCATAACTTTCTTGATGTTTGCCGCCATCGTTCCAATATGTTTTATTATCGTCAAAATTTTTCATGTTATTTGTCCTTATCTTGTTTAAACGTGTTTAATTTACTAAAAAAAATCTTTGCCGGGTTTACCCTCCCGGCTAGGGTTTGCGGTGTCCTATCTAAAGGCGTACTGATTTGCCTCGTGATTTCTTTGTAGTTTGCGGTACATCTCTTGTACTTTTTTGTATGTTTCGTTGTTCTCTTTGACTATTGTTTCGCAGTCCTCTAACGCAGCAAAATACTCGTTTCTTATTTTGTGTATTAATTTGTAGTCTGTGTATCTCTTGTTCCATCTGAAATTTTTTACATCTTCATCTACAAAAGCTTCTTTATCTCCATATTTTATATCAGCCAAATGAATCTCAAAGTAATTGCCCCAGCCATGCAGCTCCCTACCGCACTCCTCGCCCTTCAGGCCAGTGCCTTGGAATCTTATGGTATCCTTTGGATTATGATGAGCAAAGCCGCCCCCTAAATATGTGCCTTTGAATTTCTCTTCAGGCAATATCTTGGAAAGTTCTTTATCCAGTGCGGTTGTGATATGCTTTGTTACTTTCTTGCCTTGGTATCTTTCAATAATAGGCATAGCAGCAGCCGCAAGCTCTACTCTGTAATTGAACTGTTCCAATCTGAACATGAGTTCATTTTCTACTTTTTTATGGTCTAATATGTTTATTTTATATTCCATGGTTTTGTTTGTCCTTATCTTGTTATTAAAAATCTTTGGGCCAGCCATAAAGACTAGCCCGTTTAAACGTGTTATTATTTATACTTCCCACATATATGACTCACAACACTGGCCACAAATTGGGGCTCCCTTTGCAAGCATAGTTCTTGACAACCT